GGCCCTGGGTCGAGGGCTTACCACTCTTAGTTCCCCACTCTTCCTTCGTCCACTTACTCAAGTTTTTCTGAGCAGACGTTTTGCTCCCAGAGTAGCCACCGCCCGCCTTCTCGTAGCGTTGGGCGGCGATCTGGGCTTTACGCGCAGACCATTGCCCAGGTTTGCCACCTTGCGACCCAGCCTTAACCGAAGCCACAATACGCTTGCGGAGTGCAGGCTTACTGTAAGCCATAATCTTTACAACGCACCAGGAAGCTTTGCTTGCTGATTCGCATTTCGCGGATAACGTGGAGCCGCGTCCTTCTTGGGTCGAGGTGCAGGCCGATTTCTTGCACTAGCAGCACGCTTTGCAGCAAGAATTTCTGCCTGCTTCTGCGCCATGGTTTGAGCACGAGGCTTTGGACTGGCAGTAATTCTGTTGGGCTTAGCCGCATTGGCAGCCTGAGCCTGCGCATTTCTGGTTCGATTTACGCTGGCAATCTGTCTCGCTCCGGTAACAGAACTTTTAACCTCCGCACGCGAAGCCCTCATACGCTTACCCATAGTCGCAGGCAGCGAATTTGACTTATCAGTAGACTTCGTGGGGGGCTTAGGGGGAACGGGTCCACCAATACCTGAAGTCTTCTTTTTGGTAGCCATTACTTCTTGCCTTTCTTATTCTTCATAGTCAACGGAGGACGGATGTAATCACTGGCAACCTGACGCTGGTAAACACCAGCACCCGGATTGCCGACCGGAGTAGCCGGACCATACGCCTCGCGGAAACGGCCACCACCCTGCAAAGACGCCGGACGCGGAGGTTGCTTGATGCCACCTTCGGACGCAGGCTTCTTGGCAGCCGACTGCTTTGCAGACGCCGCCTTCTTTGCGGTGGCCGACTTGGCAACAGCCTTCTTCTTAGCAGCCATTACTTCATACCCTTCTTCTTCATCTTCGCACCGGTCTTCTTGGCCGCCTTCTTAGCTGCCTTCATACCAGCTTCGGTGTACGGAAACTTCTTCTTACCAACCATGGGCATATTATTGAACCTTTCCTGCTCCAGTTAATCCTGACTGTACACCAGATGCGCCACCAAATGTGGATTGTTGACCAAGTCTCCGGGTTGTAAGTCGATTTTCAATTTCGTTCTGGGCCGCAGTTTCGCCAAGAGCGCCCGCCCTAAATGCAAGATCACCCGACGAATCAATATTGGTTTCACCAATCTGGCTCTCAGCAATAGTTTGGAATTGAGACATGCGCTGAACATCCTGTTCGGTTTGAGCCACCGTACGGTTGAGTTCCGCATACATTTCAGACTGTCGCTTAGAAACAAACTCATTCTGCCGGCGTGCGAGACCACCAAAATATGAGGCACGGGTAGCTCGACCCAGCTCGGCCATTGTCTTTTCGGGATCAAGAACCGCTGCGATCAGACCCTGGTCTGTTCCCATGTCTCCATAAAATTCTGCAAAAACGTCGCGAACTTCCTGGGGTAGATTCTGAACAACATTATACGAAGTCTGAATTCTTTCTTCAATTTGACTAATCGTTAAGTTGTTTTTAATCGCATTGTGTGCATCGTCAAATGAATCATAAAACCAAGAGGGAACATTGTACGAAGCCATAAGTTGCCGATAACTAGCCTCATACTCCTGCACCTGGGTAACGGTGGGAACAAGAACGTTTTCACCAGCAACAGCCCGACGACGCATCTCATCAATAATTCCGTAACGCTGCTTGAACTCCGGCGTAGCTTCAATTGCCATAGCCAAAGCCGCCTCGCTTTCAACACCGTTCTGCATCTGCTCAAACAACCAGCCCGAAGGCGTGCCATTTGCATCAACAGTAAACAAACTGCCGAGACCCAGATTCTGTAGGTAACGAGCAAGCTCATTAAAGGTAGCCATCAGAAACTACTCCTTCCAAAAATACGTGCCACCATCGTGGCCATTGACGATCCAAGATCCTTCGCCTCCGAAGTTCCGGCCCATCGAGCGTCCTTTCGAACATTTGCACGAAGTTCACCCTGAGTAGCAACACGCGAATTACCGGTCGCATCAGTCACGGTCATCATCTTCAGGTACTGATCATCGGTTAGATCAACCGTGTTCGGATCAATCTCCAACGACTGGGCAAGATACTGCTGGTGATTCTTTAACAAGTCAGCAGGGGTCAACCCCTGATCAATTGCAGTCTTGGCCCAAGGATTCGCAGCGACAGATTGAGCTCGGAAAATATTGTTCAACCCATCTTGGCTAAGTTCACCTGACGACATACGGAGCGAGTATTCCCGGGCAGTAGCATCATCAACTTTAACCAAATAATTCTTAGACAAACTTTTAACAAAATCAACCTGAGCCTTAAGGTCGCCACCCTGAAGTGTGTTCCAATCAACATTTCGCAAAATGTCATCGCGAACCTGATCTTCTGTGTAATTCAACTTTTCAGCAACGGTTGCAATATAAGCAATCGTGTCTTCACTAAGAGTCAGACCAAGCGTCCTGCTGTCGTTTTGGATTCGTGCCGCCAATGATCTGATGCGTTCTGCGCGTCCCGCACCTCCACCACCTCCACCAGCGCCACGGCCTGCAAATTTGGAAGCATCGATTCCGTATTCAAACCCGAAGGTTTCCCATCGCCGCTCTTCCCAAATACCGTTCTTCTGATCTTTGGCATAATAAATAACTGCGTCAATAGGAAAACCAGCATCCAGCATTTTGGAGCCAGTATTATTGAAATCCCAGGCGTACCAAAACGCCCTATTCCCTCGGATTGTTCGACCGTCAATTACACGTTCGATCGGTGCTTCGTTAGCAAGCTCTCTGAGAATCGCGTCATCATCAGCCATTTCCAAACACCCTTTCAAATGCTCGTGCGCTTTCGCCGGCGTTGCCTACCGAAAACTCTTCTTCCATATTCGTTTGAATGTATTGCTCGATACGTGCACCGATATCAACCTGCTCATTTTCCCGAGCGTATGTTGATTGGCCATATACAAATTCGCGTTCCCAAGTTCGTATGCGATCCGTCAAAGATGCAAGTTCATCATCGTTCAGGCGACGGCCCAGCATCGACTGCGCAAGATCACCAACCTGAGCTTTGATCGTCGCCGGATCAGTCTTTTGGACCTGCTCGTTCCAAAGGTTCTGACGCATCGCCAACTTTGATTCCTTATACCAGTCGAGGGGTGTCGTGTTGTTCTTCGCAGCGTCAGCCAAAAAGAACGACCACGCAGTTCTCGTTGTTTCATCCAACAAACCTCGAGCACGGGGTAACGTGCCAACCGCATCAAAATATCCGGCTTGTCGCAGGTCGTCTTGAACCTTGCCGAGCTGCGATGCATCCAGCCCGTCGATCCAGTTGTGAGCCTGAATAACGCTCCATGAACCTTTGTTTGTCGTTTGGACCGTGCCGTAACGCAAAGCAAATTCATTGAAACCCGTGTACTCGTACCCTTGTGCCTGTTGTAAAGCTTGGGCAAATTGGTAATCCGGGTAGAGGTCAAAGAATTGTTGAATTTCTCCGGCAAACGTACTGCCTGAATTACTGGATTCTTCTGCGACCGTTTGATAACCACTGTCTGCTTGAGTATCCGAAGGTGGCGTAGACGTATCAGACATAGGACTTTCCGATTGTGATGGTTGCGTTGAAGGTAAGGGCATTGAAACAGTAGAGCCAAGATTCTGTTGAGTTTTTGTAAGAACGCCAGCAACAGCAGGAGGCAAAGGCTGCCCCATCAACTGCATGCCAAATGCTTGCGATAAATTCAGAGGAACATTTTTGTTGGCTTCGATCCAGCGGTTGGCTTGAATTTCAAGATCAGTATTGCTTTTGCCAGCCGCTTTATTTTGTGCTTCGAGGTAGGGTTCAATTACATTTTTGCGTTGAAACTGTTCATAGCTAGTTGCAACCTTTTCCGCAACATCAGCTAACTTCGGATTAGTCTTGGCAAACTCTCTTGCTAGGAGGCCAAAATTAACCGAAGTAATTCCAGCCTCTGTACGCAAATCCTCTGGCCAAATTTTGATGAGTTCTTCAATAAAGTTTTTTTCGTCAGTATCAACACGGCGATCTGCAAAAATGGTAAACGGATTGTAGTTAGAAATATTTGTGGCTGCCTCAAGAACGCCCTCACCACGACGAAGCTTTAGGTTGTAACCACCCTCTCCTACATAGGCAAACAATGCATTTTTGAATTCATCTTCGCCAAGAACCGTTGTTGATCCAGCAGAATTAGCCGTCGCCATTGAATCAACAAAAAATTTCAGATCACTAAAAATTGTGTCGATTGTTGCCATTACAAATCAAGTCCTGCTTCGGGACGAATAATCGTCAGCCAATACGGTTTAGCACCAGGGTTCTTTTCAATAAAGCTAGTTGCCCAATTTTCAAACTTCTGCTTCTCAAGTTTAATCAACTCACGATTAGCACTGGTGTTGTTCAAATCAAGTTTACTGATCTCGCGTTCAAACTTAATAAACGATTCAGTCAGAATCTTAATGGCCTCAAACTGCGGAGCCTTCGGAAACTGCGGGTCCTTGACAAGAGTGGTCATTTCCGAAATAACATTCTTCCGTCGATTCTTTGCAGTCTGGGATGTAAGTTCTTCCGCAAAAACTGGGTTAGCGGTACGGAAATTCTTTGACCAATTCTCCCAAGCAAACGTACTCAGTCGTGCTTCCTCAACAAGACCGTTCTGCTTGAGTTCAGCAATCCGCCTCATATATTCATCACGCTTAGTGAAGTACGGGAACGCTCCTTCTTTAAACTTCAACTCACGCAGGAAGTCATCGCTTGATTCCCGAGCAGTACGTAGGCCGGCAATCACTGTCTGATCAAATGCCCACTGGCTTCGCGGATCGCCACTCTGGTCAGCGGGAATAAGCCACGGGCCTGCATACTTGTACTGATCGAAGGTCTCTCGATTATTCAGATAGAAGTTAATAGCGTTTTCTGTGGTCGGAAGCGGTGCTCCCGAAACGCTTTCGGTTGAACCCGCAGTAAACGCCATTGGGTTGAAGATCGCCCGTGAATTAATAGAACCAAACTGGTTGCTGTACATCTGCAGATAGGCAATGGTTCCATCCTCGATACCCAGTTCTGCCACCAATTCGAAGTAGTCATTGGCCAAGAACGAGCGGACGTCAAGCTGTCTGTCTCCAGAAATAATATTGAGAGTGTTGCCATCTTCCGTAGTGATGTTGGCAGAAACCGGGCCGGGCGCAAACCAGCCAGCCATTTTCTGGGCAAACAAAACGACGCGGGCCCATTCACGTGCATTACGCAAATACTCATCAGTTTCGGCAGCGGTCGCAGTGGGCGACAATGCAAGACCGTTGGGATTCTCTGGTGTCTTAGGGCCCGTCGCCTCAAGGTATGCCATCGCAGCGTTAACGGAGGACGCAAGACGTTCGCTCACCGACATGTCGAGTCCGTTCATAAACAGTGCGTCAGCAGCAGCAAACGAATCAATCCAATGTTTCGGAATAAAATGTTCAAACGGTTTACGATTGACGCCATAGTCACCAGCAAATGCGCGCTCAACCTTTGAGAGCGGTTCAAATTCTGGGAACATTCCCTGAAGAAAATCAACTGGGAAAACAACGAGTGGGGAGAAAGACGGTCGTCCAAAGTCTCCACCAATACCGGGCAGCATCCGGTCGGTAGGAATCTTAAATGAGAACGACAAGCCATTTGTTTCGAGCCCCGAGATTTTGCCCAAAGCATCGAGCATCAATTCGCTTCCCGGAACCACAAAGAAATCCTTGCCATCAGCATCACGCTTGATGACACCCATATGGCGCATACCCGTATAAGTCAAATAGAACTTTTGCAAGACGTTGATGGAATTAACTCCACCGTCCATCGCAAAGATTCTGCCCCAACGCTTCAGGAAGTTTTCCTCTGCATACCAGAACGGCATAAAGCCACGGCCCCAGTCAGCAAAATGGGAACGCATTTCATGGCTGTCAACGTAAGGCATAACGTCGCGGATCGTTGCTTCAACCGCAATTTCTCCAGCTTGCTCCAACAAACGTTCCCGCTTATCAAAATATCCGGCAATAGCAAACCAGTCCTCGTCGGTTAGTTCATCAAGCGCCGACATAAGAGCGTCATCAATATTGTTCTGCTTGCCAATGCGAGCCAAATTTGGTGCGCGCTGAAGATTGAAAATCTTTGTCATTTCATCTTCGCCAATAATTGCCGCAATCTCGTCAACAAATTCGGCAGGGGTTCCAAACTCAAGGGCAGTTACTTCAACCTGGCCAGACTTCTTCAAAGCAAACTTAAGTTGAGCAACCTCCTTTGGCGACAACGTCCCCTTGCCCTTCGACTTGATAATCGACAAGATTGCATCATCAAAGCTTTCAGGCGCAGAACGACGCGCACCACGCCAATAAGCAAACGCCTGACCGGTGGTAAAGAACTCTGCTTCTTCGATACCATCCCATCGAGCAAGAATTCGTCCTGCTTCAGCGAACACTTCAGACGTTTGAGAATCAGCCTTTGAATACAGGTTCTTGGAAATCAACCGCTCAATCAAAGAATTGACTTTTCTGAAATCATCTGTTGAGTCAGTCAGCCAAGAACTGGTTCGCATAATGCGGTCAACGTTTAGCGAGAAAGCATGGTATGCCATGGGCCGACGAGCAATGGTGTCCATCATCGGGCCCAGAACCTTATTGAAACCAAAATTCATTACAGACTGGAACCAGTCGCCACCTCGTTCGCGCATCGTCTGAGGGCCAACCTTTTGGCGCTTTGCAATAACTACGTTAGGCAGTTCTGCATTAGGGATTCTTCGCACATCATTAACATCGAATCGGGGAACTCGAACAGTTGAAGCCACAAGCGCATCACGATAAGACTCAACATCAGCTCGCGAATCTGACAGTCGAGCATTGGGTGTTCCTGGATCAAGCAACCATTCCTTCGCTGCCGTAATATGACGACCACTCAGGTCCTCTGCTTCGTCATACAGCCACGGAGCGGTGGCAGTCCATTGAACTTCGGAATCAACTCCGTATGTAGGATCAAGCGGCTCCATAAATCGGGAGTCGTCCAAGGAGTCCAATACGTTGGCCTCAATTGGTTCCGGTGCGGTATACAAAGTGCTCACGTCGCGAATAACTTCGCCCGGAGCAATCTCAATCATTTCACCATCGAACTGATGCCAAAGCGGTCGTCGCGCAATCCATTGCTGATTAAAGCCAGGACGAACAGTTTGCTCAACAAGATCAAGTGCAGCATTAATAATTTCTTCTTGACTTGCAACAACAGGCGCATCATTAAGATAATCAGAAATAAACGGGTATGTTTCTGCATCCCATCCAACTACGGAATAAGGAACAACATCATCTTCAGTAAACCGATATTGATACTCTTGTCCTTTTTTTGCACGCGGGATTGGACCAGCATCACTTGCCAAGTATTCCCAATCGCCTTGCTGTTTGCCCATTGGCAAAAAGGTTTTTTTGACAGGAGGAACAACGTAATCAATTGCATCTGCATTACTTGACAAAGACAAACTAATTGTGTCTGGTGCAAGTTTGTATGGGTCAAAAGATGCAAGCAAATTATTAACTTGTTCGCGAACAGCGTTAGCAACTCGTTCATTAGTAAAAACCAGTGGCAACTGTTGATCAAAAGCCCAAAGTAATTCACGGCTTAAAGCACTTGTGTCTTCAAACAGCGTTCCAATTTTTGTAGCAATTGGCGCGCCGACGTTGTTATCGATTTTTTGCGTCCAGGGTGGAAGATTTGAAAAATCAACAACAAATACTTCTTCCGTGGTATCAATTTCTTTAGTCTTAAAACCCGGACGTGGCCCACCAAACTCAAAGACCTCACCGACCTCGCGATCCTTTTTGCGTCGATTAAGATTTAGATACGAGTCCCAGTTGCCGCTTTGGAGTTCGGCAACCATGCGCAATGCCATTGCGTCTCGAGCTTCATCAACGCTGCCATAAAACTTTGATGCAATATCATCGACGCCCAGATTTCCAATAATCAATTCATCGGGGGCAATGCTGGGATCATAAACACGACGAACTTCAAATGTTCCGGGGGGTAAAACAACATCGTCAGTAGTACTTGGGATAGAGTCAAATAATGGAAAACCAGGACCAGTTTCAAATCCCTCAATCATTTGATTAAGAATTTTGAGTTGAGTTTCTGCATCAAAATACTGCCAGTTATCAATTGAAAAATAACCAATAGCGCCAGGCCATGTGCCGCGAGAATTAGCAATTCGATAGCCGCCACTAACCCAATAATCAAGAACGCGATCTTTATTACTTAAGCTGCTCCATCGATCCTTGAATGCAAAGATGTTTTGCAAATTTGGATATTTACTTCGATAATCTGGGAAAAACCACCTGTCAATTTTTCCACCGCTATCAATAATTTGTTGACGCGCGGTTTTAAGTGTTTCAATAAAATTGTCAAATTCTGTAAAAAACTCATCATCTGGAAAGACAAACGTCGATGGGGCAAGAGACGTATATGTTTCATTTAAGAAAAGGTTGTCAAATCCACGTTTCGGTTCATCAAATTGAATAAGTGGCCGACGCTTTGTAAATGCAATTTCGGCATGCATTGGGTTCTGTCGAGTCGATTGGCCCAGACCATATCGGACTGGTGTACCTTGCAAAAAAACCGCAAGAGGTCCATCAAAACCAACTCCAAAAACATCGTCTACATATGAGGTAAGACTTGAATACCCTAAATTATTTGACCGCAAAACATCACGGCGGCTCAAACCAAAAGCTTCAAGTATGGCATCAGTATCAACCGTAATAATCTGGCCCTGTTGAACATCGGAAGAACCACTCAACAATCCGCCGGTTGCATAACCGGTTGCCTGATCGTATGAAGCAGTAAACGAAACGGAGTTTCGCTCTAAAGTATCCCAGTGATTTTGTCGGAACAAAGTCAAACGCAATGAACCGTCAGGCAAAATTTCGTATTGACTTGGATGCGTTACACCACGATAAAGAACACCTTTTGTGGTTGGCCGACTAAGAATGTCTTCAAAGTGTTTTCCATCAGTGTGGAAATCTCGAGCAATTTGTTGAAGAATCCATTCTTTACCAACTTCGTTTTGAGGAAACAAAGCTTGAATGTCTTTCAGCTGTTGTCCAAAGACATGGCCGTTTAACGACGAAACAAACTCATCAACACCCACAACACGCCCACCATTAAGGGCGGGATCTTTAAGTAAGTCAATAACTTGCGCCAATGCAGGGTCGTCGCTTGCACCCCACCGCGCCAAGAATTGGCGTCGTACGGCAGCAAACCGTAGCGGATTAACGCGGGTTTCATTGAGCACCAAAAACATGTGAAGCAATTCGGAATTGCCTGATCCTGTGGTGTTCAGCGCAACATTTTGCAAAATAACTCGGTGCCAGGTATCAACTGTTGCTGCGAGAACATCGCGAGGCAAAACTGCCTCAATAGCGGAGTCGTAAACGTTGCCGATCTCCGGAAGTGCAGATCGAATGACTGGATCAGCGGTCAACGAAACAAAGTTGTTGTGCAGGGCAACGTGTGAATCTTCAATTAATTCCGATTTTGTTCCGAACGGGACAACAGCTCGCTCACCATAAATGGTTGTGGCGGGCGTTGAATCAGGGCCCATCATTCGTTCAACCAAAGACAGTTCGCGCCCAGTCATATCCATGCCATAGCCCGGCGCAGTGCCAAGACGTTGCATGATGGAGAAGACATGCTTCTCAGCCCAAATCCTGCCCTTCTTCACTTGATGCGGGCTTAGACCTCCGGCAAGCAAACGACGCGCTGAACGAGGATTGCCCCACGCAAGTTGATCCAGCGTGTACTTGAGATTCTCACGCAGATATTTCGGAGCCAGTCGGTTAACAAAACCAACATCAGCAAGTTCATTCCACGAAGCCATGTTTAATTCCAACGAGGCAAGCGCGGTGCGGAGGGTCCCACGATCAAGCCCTGGACGTACGAAGTCGCGAACCCAAGCTGTCATGTCGCGCAACAGCAGAAGCCCAACATCTCCCACGGGACCAAGACGCTCTAGGGCGTGGCGCAATGTGCGTGTACCAACTGGATACTGGTAGTTGTCGAGAATAAACCGCTCGGTTGAAGTAAGTGACCGTCTTGCTCCCTTACCGGCTCGATAAAGGTCGTCGGTTCGTTGAATGTCCTTAACCAGATCGGAGTAAGCATTGGCCTTGCCAAGCGATCGTTCAGCCATGTCATCAATAAAATGTCCCGTTCCATAACGGGCAAGCATTGCAATGACGTCTTCACCGATATTTCGTAGAGCAAACCCGAAACGCAAAAGAACAATCGGCTTCCAAATTTTTGTAATATTTGCAGTAAGAACCAAGTCTTCGGGTAGTCCAGCAACGGTGCGCAACAGGGTTCCGTTTTTGATTGCTTGACGCAATTCCTGAAGATTAGGAATAACAATCATTTGAGCCATGTCGGCAACAGGACGCACACCAGCAGCAATTGAATCCAAACCATCCATGGTGACATTGGCTTTACCAACCGCATAATGCTGTTGGTAGTGATACAAAAACCTTTCGACCATTTCCGATCCGCGCTCCGTGAGCTTCATTCCTGATGCCGTAGCAATAGAATCAAAAAACGCGGTGATTGCTTTAATGCGAGTCTTGTAATCGGGAGCATCAAAAATTGCCTGCTTCCACAATTCGCGAACATACGTGGGCATTCCAGTTGTTCGGAAAAGATCAACAAAGTTAACAATGTCTTCGCTTCGCTGATTATTTTCAACAAGGTAGATTGCCTTGCCTGCTGGCACACGAAGTGACAACGTGTCAACAATGCCGCCGATTCCCGTGAACAACTGGCTCAAGCCAGGAACCGGAGAAATAGCTTCGGCAACAGCTCGACCGGTGCGATAACCAAGACCAAGTTTTACTTCTCGAATCAAATCATTGGTGATGCCTTCTGGCAAAACTTTAAGATCATTAAGAATTTCAATGTTGTTTTGGACAACAGGACTTGGCGTGTCAAGCAACAATTCCGTAAATACGCGAGGATTGTCACCAATCTTCTTAAGAATTTGTTCCAGTCGAAGATCGGAAGCCGCACGGAAGAAATCTCCAACTTCGCCCGTAAGCGTTCTTGCTGAATAGCGAACCGGTCCCAAACCACGAAGAATCATCTTTGATGTTCCAGGAACAATTCCGATACCGGACTGGATCGACTTTAGTTGTCCATGGCCGACAATAAATTCAACAACATCATTGCCAGTGAACTCTGTAAAATTGTTATTGACCTTGTAGGCACGAAGATCGTCAAACAACGGGAACCATTGAGGCACATAGCGTTTAATTAGGCGCGTATTGTTTTCGACAACACCTTGGGCAACAAGATTGAAGACTCGCTGCATTTCGGGTCGTTCAGCAATCTTTCTAAATCGTGCAGCCTGTTGTGCTGTCTGGCCGTATTCAATTCCTCGACGTGCAGCCTGAACGGTGCGAACTGCGGGGGCAATAATATTGAGCGGGTCAAGAAGAATGAGGGTTGCGCCATCGACACTGCCGGAAACATAGCGATACGCCGACGACTTTGGGTCAAGACCAATACCCCGCGCAAACTCCCGACCAGCGGAAATTTTGTTTTGCTGAAGGGTAAGGATTGCTTCCTGAACAACAGGGACGTTGATGATCTCAATAAGCCCCTTGAGATAGTTCTGATACTCGGGGGTTCCGCGCTCGTAAGTTTCTTCAGCAAGCTTAATCAATTTGTCGAGTTGGCGTGACGGTTCTTGAGAATCTCGCTGTCCCGCAACGTCTTTCACCAACTGCATCAAATCTTCGGGCCGATCAACCTCTGCTGCAATTCGTGTAACAAGAGCTTGAAGTTCAGGATTGTTCAACTTATTTTGAACCTGCGTAACCGCAGCAGGACGAAACAGTTTTTCACCATCTCCGGCTCTAGCAAATGCTTGAATCCATGTATCTGCGTTTCCAGACAAAGCTTCGTAGGCAAATGACGAAATGCTTGCTCCTGCTAGTGCGGTAAGACCAACGAAAGCAATAGGGGTAAACACTCCGGTTGCACCAGCTGCGGCAACAAGTGACGCTCCAAGGGCACCACCGGCAACAGCGCCACCCGCAGCAGCAACCTTTCCACCAGTTGATAGTTGAGCAATAGTACGGAATTGCCGACCAACAATTTGATCCTGCGCAAAGGTGACCGCATTAATTGCAGCAATACCAGCCGGCTTTGCAATATCGCTTAGGGCCCAGCGTGCAGGAGAAACTGCGGCAGAAATAATTTCGCTAGTGCGCGAGGGAGAATGTGTTCTTGCATCAGGGATTTTGTAGCCGGACGACAAGAGTGTCTGCTGTTGCGCGTAACTAAGTTGGCTGAAAATTGAACGTTGTACAGAGGGATTCTGTTGCTTTAACGTATCGGCCAAACTAGAACCAAGATACATTCCCCACATCTGGGCGGCCATATCGCCAAGCTGATTGTCGGGAATTCCTTGTTCCTGGGCGATAAGAAGGGGGTAATCGGCTCGACCCGTATTGGCAAGCCAAGGCGAATTTGCTCGCACCGTTTCCGTACGCCACGCCAAAGAGTTCTGTGCAGAAACATTTCCAAACAAACTGTTGTAAAGATTTACGTCATCTTCAATTGAATACTCAGCGTCAGTAGATTCGTCAATCGGAATTCGTTCAAGATTCGTCATTGTTTTTAGTAACCAGACTTTTCGGCAAGTTCAGCAAAAATGGGATCACCAGTAATTTCCGACAAACGGTACATCATTTCCTTAGATCGATGCTGCCTTCTCGGAGAAATATAAGGGTTCGAAATACCCGGGCCCGACGGCAAACCTTGCGTAAAAGGTACAGAGGGCTGATCGTCGGGAGCTCTTAATGTTCCACCCAAACCACTTACCATTTGTCGAACATCCTCAATCGACATTGGTTGACGAGCAGGTTGCTGCGGTGATGGAGTTGCAGCCGGTTCGGCTGGAGCAGGAGGACGCATCGGTATAGGGGCAGCTTGTGCGTTGGGTGTAGGCATTGCTTGCTGCAACCGTTCCTGCGCCACACCGTCACCATAAGTTTGACCCTGAACAGCCTGAACACCCTGACCGGGTGCGCCGGACATTGTCTTCTTAGCCCTGGGCATTACGTGCTCCCGCCATTGCTTGCAACAACTGTGCTACCTGTGCTTGACGATCGGGGGCTGGACCAGCTTGCGGAGGCGGGGCTGGAGCCTGCATAGCCGCCATTTCCTGAGGCGGGGCACTAAGTCCGGGCATTGCCTCGGGCGGGGCCACCATTCCTTCCGGAGCCGGCGGTGCTTCAGTTGCCTGACGACGACGCATTTCCTCGTCAGCCAAAGTGACGGCATCAAAAATGTCCTTGCCCTCAGACAAGTGCTTCTTGATAATGGCCGACACGATCAACGGCAACTCACCACTCATCAGCTTTTGGAGAACACTTTGGCGCAGGGCCTCATCAAAATCTTCGTCTTGCACCATGCGCTCCTCGGCCTCGGGGTCGTCAATGTACGGGTGCATGGCACGGAAGGTGCGTCCCGAAATAGCTTTGGCTCCACGAAGCGACCCAAGAATCTGGGTTTGCTGAATAACGTCTGCACCAGGAAGATTGTACGAAACGGTGTTGTCCGTTATCTCGATGTGTTCCTGGGGAGTAAACGTGACGATACCCTTGTCTCCAGCCCATCCAGAGTACATTGAAAACTTCTTGTCAGGCCAATACGCCTTATATGTTTCAAGGATTGCAGAATTAAGGTGGGGTAGCCACGCTTCACTAATTTCGTGAAGTTCCTGAATACGTGGGTCAAGAGCAATCCCGGTAAGAGCATCCAAGCCACGACCGGTGCGAAGAGAACCATAAGTTTCACCCCCAAACTGGGGCATAAGACCTGTGGACGTACGGAAATTGCGTTCCAGTCGGTCGATCGTTTGGGTTGTTCTAATGTCAGGCGTGGATCGAATCTGACCGATTTGCTCGACGTCCTGTAGCAGGTTGATCTCACCTTCGCGTCCATCCTTCCATTGTCCACCAATAATGCGGGGCATACCTCCAGCTCGACCAATTGCGTACATGTCGGGCCAAATAGCCTTCTCTTGAGCAAGAATGTCGAGCGCCATGAGGCGAGCCTGAAGGTCCACGTTGCCAAGCATGGAACCAATCCGGCTTGCGATACGTCCAAGGCTGACGTTGTGTGGCACAACTGCCGGTGACATGCCGATACGGTTTGGGTAGACGGGGGACAACTGCTGCCACGGGGTAATCCACGGGCGCTCGTTGCTCATGCGTCGGTCATCCCACACGGGCCCAATGATTCCGAACACGGTCTGGTCGGTGTCGTACCATTCGACGCAGTCCCAGAGTTCGCGATAGTCGTCCTTGTGAATCGGACCACCGTTCTCTTGACGGGACATAGGATAAATGCGACGCAGATATTCGGCTGAGTGCCGAGTTACAAACGCAACGTATTCTGGCTGGCGCAGTTCTTCGTTGGCGGTCGGCTCAACGTAGGTTCCGAGCGGGTCGCGCACTTCGATACGGGGGAGACCGGTGTTGAAGTCAGGAAGAACCACAAGGCTCGTAGTGTGGTAGGCGGCCAGTTGCCGGTAATAACGGCGACGACCGAGGTTCCACTTGGAGTTGTGGTAGGTGGCTGCAATGATCTTGCGACGCTTTTCGGCATATTCACGCGACCTCCGTCCTGTGTCTTTGTTGGGGTCAATGGCAGGAAAAATATTGACAGGCTTAACTGAGGCGGCTCGCATAGCCATGTTGTCCACAGCTTCGGCAATAAGGGCTGGGGTCAACGGGGGAAGGTTGGGTTCCTTGTCAATATCGGGCATCGGGAGAATCCAGTCGCCGTCATATCGATCAAGAATGTCCTTCATGCGAGTAAGGACAGGCCCCTGCTGCATTTGCAGGTCCTTGACAATCCTCACAATTTCGTCAAATGTTCTCAAATTCTTGCTCCAAGCGGTATGACTAGCCCGGTCTTAGTACCTGACCACGGTATTCCCTTTACTTTCCAGCCATCCCCTTCAACATCGTGGGGTTGCTTCCATCTCTGTCGCCAGAGAATCCAAACAAACCACAGTGCCATAACTCTGTCCTGACGCAGTTTGTTTCCTCGTGCGCCCGGTCTCCAAGCTTTTAGTTGTTTAACCAATTCACCAATCTCTTGGCGAGTATACTCATCGCCTGCCCATGGTAACACTATTTCTCCACGGAGGAAGGATTCGCACATGGAGGCAACGCCAATGCTTTCATCGTACTTGTTCCATCCTGTGAGGTGTTCGCGCATAGCAAAGCCGTAGTGGTGTTGCATGTCGAGCAACCGTTCGTCGCGGGCAAGGCCGGCCTGAAAGTTCTTGGTTTCAATAACCACATCGGTAACGCGGCCGGTCAAATTGCAGGACGCAATAACACTGTCGAGGGCCTGCATGATCTGCTCGTTGCGTCGGAATCCCACATCTTCCCTGATCCGACGCACAATCAACTTGTCGTCGGGGGATACTTCGCAGGCGATTACGCAGTTTTGTGAGCCGAGTGCGGGGTCTAGCCCGATGTAAACAATGTGGTCATTTGGGATTTCGTGCGACAAAGAGATCAACGGGTTGAGGCATTGATCAACCATTTCGTCCGTAAAGGTTCGGTTGGCATTGGACGAGCCTGGAGCCTGCATGTAGTTGCGGTCCCATGCTTCTTGACCAACCTTGCGACGCTGGCGGTCGAGCATGTCGAGGGTGTACCGTTCGGGCCACAGGGGTTTCTGTTCGCCGGTTTCAAAGTCAGTCATAACGGCTTTGAACTTGATGACTTTAAGAATTCCTTCTAGCTCGGGGTCTTCGGCTAGCCGGTTGTAAATGTCATCTTCGCCAACTCGGGTTCCGGCAATGGTGGTAATGCCGTGTTCACCCGGGCGGGTCAAAGCGTCCTGGCGGAACCATTCTTCAATTTTGTTTGTCTGACCTGCGGTTTTGGTTGACTGAACGTCGTCAATGTGTAGGTGATCGGTGCGGGTTGACACGATCGAGGAACCCACACCAAGGGCCATCATGGTGTAGTCACGCTCGTCGTGTTGGCTTTTCTTGAAGACGTTGAAGTAGTCAGCACCCCATGGTTGGGACACCTTGCCCTGCCCCAGTCCCACGGGCGGCCTGAACGGGCCCCAGCGTTCAACGTACTTAGGGTAAGGGCCACCCGGCTCCATACGATTTTTAATACGTTGAATAATTTTTCTGGCGATCTGTTGATTTTCCGAAGCGACTGTCTGTCGCCGGTTGGGATTCAACGCGATCATTTCCGACACGTAGTTTTCGTACGTGGTGGTCTTGCCATGTTCAGGCGGCCACAAAGCCATAAGGATGTTGCCAGGAGGTAGCTGTTCTAGTTCCTGGAGAAAGACCAGCTGGAACCACGAATACTCCATGTCAAAGAACTCTTTGGCAAAGGATGCGTGTGTCCCGTTGTATTCGCCGGCTTCAGCTGCCTCGTTGGCACGGATGCGATCTACCTCGGCGGCAAATCGTTTATCTCGTTTGCGCCATTGACGATACGCTTCGTATGTAACCCCGATGATCTTCAGGGCTTCGCGTAGTTCAACTCCGCTTTGTGTAAGTTGAATGAACTGTTGCTGACGCTGGACTGCGCGCGAATGATTGGCATTGGCGGCAAGTGTGCGTCGAACAGAGGTGTCAGTCAGCCGTTCCAACGTTTTCGGATTCGGTCGGCTCGACGGCCTCTTCGGGTGCGCCAGTCATCTGCTCAATGACGGCCTGAAGAATAGCGATCTGCGTTGCCTGCTGCGCAATCTGCGCGGTCAGGTTGTTAATAACACGACTCATATCGAGTTCGTTTGACATTATTCCTCCTCGGGGTTTGAATTGACTATAGCAGACGGTGGAGTAGGCCACACAATTTCGGTAGTTGTGCCATCGTATCCAGCCATGATGTCGCGCAACTGTTGCCGGTAGGCGGCCCATGCGGGCTTGTCGGCAGTGGTATCGGGCAACTGGGTCCAGTCGGTCATCATCAGACACGCCGTCCGATATGCCCTGACAAGATCGCAACGCTGTTCAGGAGTATACGAGTCAACAAACTCCTGATACTGGAGCAGGTCGGTGAAGCCGTGCATATTGGGCAGATTCATGATTCCTCAGGTTTTGATGATGTAGTTCAGAACGATGTATGGCTGGAGGTTGTTGTGCGCTCCACCGCCACCGGTGTTCTGGTTGGTGGCAGTTTGGTTGTTGATGCTGATGCCAGTTGTCTGACTGTTTGTGGATGGCGTATTGAACAACGAACCAGTATTGCTGGAAGTATTGAAACCGTTCACAAGCATAGTTTGGACAAAGAACACCCATTGGTTGTAAGTGTGAGTATGACCTGGGTCGGTTACGCCGTGGTTGTGCGCGTTCTGTGTGTGAGTGTGCGACGGCATTTCAGCCGAGGTGAGCGTGTGGGTCTTCGCACCGCCAGTCTCACCGAGCGTGTCAAACTCGGTTTGTGCCGCGTCTCGACCGACTGGGACACGGCCTTTCAGGTTCGGCAGGTTGAACGACGTAGAACCGTCGCCAGGGCCGTACGTTGTGCCGATAATTGCGAACAGCATTGCATAGGTGCTACGAGACACAGCGGTGCCGTCGCACAGAAGCCATCCGCTTGGTGCAGACGATGCCCCGTACTGCATGATGCAACCGGCGGGAACGAGGGTCGTCAGGGCAACGGTGCCAGTTTCGTCCGGCAACGTCAGGGTGCGGTTTGCGGTTAGCGTCGTTGGGGTCAACGTCACATTCAGCGACCCTGCTCCACCAGAACGACCCTGCAATTTCACGCCATCCTGGACCGAACTTGCGTGAGCGACGACCGTTCCAATAGCGTCAATGTTGGCGAGGTTTGCCGTACCGGACGTCATATTGAGACTGGTCAGTATTCCAAGGCTAGTGAGCGACGACGCAGTTACGCCCGAAGCAAGAGTCGTTCCTGTAAGAGCACTTGCTGCCACAGTATCGGCCACCCATAGTGAGCCGTTGTACTTAAGGTATTCCCCAGAGTTGGGCGACGGCAAGCTGACGTTGTGCAACTCATCGAGTTCATAGCCGTTCTGAGTCGCGACATAGATGATTCCATTAACTGTTGCCCGAACAACTACCCCAATAAATACAAGATGATCAGGGGCAGTGGGTTTTGTTGTGGTGAATTGACCGTTGGTTCCGAGCCAAAGAACGTCACCTGCCGTATACCCGGACGACAAGTTGATGCCGTCAACATAACCTCGGGTAATAACAGTGCCCTGAGCGCTTGCAGTAATATCGGCGGCCACAAGGCCAACAGTCTTGGATGATGTTGCGTCAGATGTGTTGTCTGCGCGCTTGACTGTTGCATGATCTCCGGTGGCACCGAAGAGATACACGACCGTGCCGGTGGTGATAGTGGTCGATTCGGCATTACGCACGTATGTGGCAACGGAGGAATGCCGATTCACCCAGTTCGTGCCATCATATTCAAGAGTCTGATATTCCAGCGGGGACGACACCACCGTGTCGGTCAAGTCGTTTAGCGCAAGTGACGGGGTGACTGCTGAAGCCCATTGGGTGTCGTAGTCGGTAGAAGAAATTTTTTGTAAATATTGACCTGTGGTTCCTCCCACGGGAACCCCGGGGCCGGTCGGTCCTGTGGGTCCGGTCGGTCCTGTTGCTCCCGTGGGTCCGGTTGCGCCTGTCGCGCCCGTAGGGCCTGTGGGGCCGGGGTCTCCTTGGATGCCCTGAGGACCCGTGGGGCCGGTTGGTCCCGTAGCGCCGGTCGGTCCGGTTGGGCCGGTAGCCCCGACAGCACCTTCTGGGATGCTGAAGTCAAAAACTGCGGCGCTGGACGAGCCCGAGTTCGTCACAGTCGCCGCCGTTCCGGGAGCGCCAGTCGTCACCGCCCCGACAGCGATGGAGGCAGCAGTCCCAGGAACGCCTTGAATTCCTTGTGGTCCGGTAGCTCCGGTTGCACCAGTAGCACCGGTAGGGCCGGTAGGTCCGGTTGGGCCAGCAGGTCCGGTCGCGCCGGTGTTTCCGGTCAAACCAATGGGGCCTTGAGGGCCGGTTGGCCCTGTTGCCCCCGTCAAACCGGTAGGACCAGTTGGACCAGTAGCACCCGTAGCGCCAGTTGCACCGGTTGCGCCTGTTGGGCCAGTGGCTCCGGTGGAACCGGTCAGACCTCGAGATCCGTGTTCAATAACAATTGTCTGATCTGTGCCCACAACAGTACTGCTGCCAGTAGCGTCAGCGACACTATAGACGGCAGTAGTTTCGTCATCGACCGGATAGACATTCGTTGAATCATGCACGGCTTACGTCAGCCTCAACTTCTGCTTCGCCCTCAAACCTGGTGTGGACCGAACCATCCGAATAGGTGCGCTGAACATCATAAAAGTAGAGGCCAACGTCAAGGCCGGCGGTTTGGGTGGCGGTCAACGAAAACTGCCATTGACCTGCGGCAGCGTTCAAGATCGTAGTAGTAAAAGCGATCGTTGCGGTCGTCGCATCCGGGTCGGTTCGGAGCTGAACAAGGAACGTGTTGCCCGTCAAATTGGAAGCCGTACCATCGTCGGCGTACTCGGTGACCGTATGGGTATACGTGTCACCGCGCCTAATCCGAATTTTCCTTTTGGGGATACGAGCCATACAACCTCATCAAGTTTGAGAACACCACGGGCAAGATACCACATTAGCAATACTTGCAGACAACATTGTATGCACATACTCACGATCCTCGTCGTGAATCTTCTGTGCTCGTTTCGCCACGAAAGATGACCCGTATCTCCCTTCAAGATAGGCGACCAAACAAATATCTTCAGAAACTATCGTCGGGGATGTCGGCATACGGCATGATACCTGATACAGTCGCCCAACAACAACCGAGCTTCGCATTGAGACCCGCCACTTTTGCAGGTGGTATGAGGATGACACACGGAAACGTGGGTAGAC